CCCTGCCACGATACTCCTTAGCCCAAGCCTCGGCAGCCTCTGCGGGATCAGTAAAATTAGGCAGCTTGATCAAAGAAGAATACGACCCCGTCTCTCTTATAGAAGGAAGAACTTCTTTTGTAACCCATCTCTTAAACGATCTAGCGGATTTGATCTTAGGTTGCAAAATCAACGAATACACACCGGATTCATTGATTAAGCGTATTTCTCTAACTGCCTGATTTAGAAGACTCCTCCCAAATTGGATACTT